AAACTGCTGTAAAATCAAAACTATCAGAAGAAGTTGATAGACTTGAGAAACAGTACAAGGAAGAGTTAGATGAAGAAGTATCTTCAACTAAAGCTGAACTTGTGGAGAAAGTAGATAGCTACCTTAACTATGTAGTTGAAACTTGGATGGAAGAAAATCAAGTAGCAATCCAGAACGGTTTACGTACTGAAATTGCTGAGACTTTCATGGACAAAATGAAAGACCTATTCGTAGAGTCTTACATTGACGTTCCTGAGTCCAAAGTTGACCTAGTTGACGAACTTGCTGAATCAGTAGAAGAACTTGAGTCTAAACTCAACGAAACTACTCAGAAAGTTTTAGACACTACAGAGGAACTGGAAGTTTACAAACGTGAAACGATTGTTCGTGAAGCGTCAGGTGACCTTGCAGAAACTCAAGTTGAGAAATTAAAGTCACTCGTTGAAGATATTGATTTTGAAAGTGAAGAACAATTCGCTGAAAAAGTTAAGACAGTCAAAGAGTCATACTTTAAAAAACAAGTAATTGGAAGTGACGAAGTAGAAGAAATTGTAGAAGACGCAGACAGTACAACTGAAGTATCTTCTGTAATGGAACAATACCTCCAAACTATCCGTAAACAAACCCCTAAAAGATAAGGAAGTAAACAATGCAATCTTACGATAATTTGATTGAAAAGTGGGCTCCAGTTTTAAACGAAGAGTCTGCTGGCGAGATTAAGGATAATCATCGCCGTGCGGTAACTGCCGCTATCCTTGAAAACCAAGAAAAAGCAATCGCTGAAGAGCGTTCTGCTTCTAATGGTTTTTTAAGTGAAAACGCTGCTTCACCTGTAAACAATACAGGTTCAGTAAACAACTTTGACCCAGTTTTAATTAGCTTGGTCAGACGTGCTATGCCTAACCTCATCGCTTATGATGTGTGTGGTGTACAACCTATGAACGGCCCAACAGGTCTAATCTTCGCAATGAAGTCACGCTACCAAGGTGGTTCAACTTCAAACCGTGAAGCATTATTCAACGAAGCTGAAACACAATTCTCTGGAGACAGTTCAGGAACTCATGATTCTGATAACGCTTCAGGTTGGAATGGTGTTGACAGTGAAGGTGGTCGTTTAACTGACTTAGCTGCTGGCGGAATGCCAACAGTTGACGCAGAAGCACTTGGTAGAACTGGTGGTTCATCTTTCAACGAAATGGGTTTCACCATTGAAAGACAAACTGTTACTGCTAAGAGTAGAGCGTTAAAAGCTGAGTATACACTAGAACTTGCTCAAGACCTTAAAGCAATCCACGGTCTTGACGCTGAAACAGAACTTGCTAACATTCTATCTACTGAAATCCTTGCGGAAATCAATAGAGAAGTTATCAGAACTGTAAACAGCCAAGCAAAAACTGGTGCTCAACAAGCTAACGTTACTGCAAAAGGTATATTCAACGTTTCATCTGATGCTGATGGTCGTTGGTCTGCTGAGAAATTCAAAGGTCTAACAGTTCAGATAGACCGTGAAGCAAATGTTATTGCAAAAGAAACAAGACGTGGAAAAGGTAACGTAGTTATCTGTTCTTCAGACGTTGCTACTGCATTAGCTGCTGCTGGTACTTTGGATTATTCTCCTGCAATCAGCAACAACCTACAGGTTGACGATACTGGTAATACTTTTGCTGGTGTATTAAACGGACGTATCCGTGTATACATCGACCCATATGCTAACACTGATTACATCACTGTTGGTTATAAAGGTCAAAATCCGTATGATAGTGGTGTATTCTACTGTCCATACGTACCATTGCAAATGGTTAAAGCAGTTGGTGAAGAAGATTTCCAACCACGTATTGGGTTTAAAACTCGTTACGGTATGGCTTCAAACCCATTCGTTGGTTCAACACCTTCTGACGGTCTTGCAACTGCAAAGACTAACCAGTACTACAGAATTTTCAAGGTTACAAATATCTTGACATAAGTCTGTATACTAAGAACAGGGTTAACCTGTCCTTTAAAGGGAGTCTTCGGACTCCCTTTTTTTATCCGAAGAAATCGTCTAGTGAGGGAGGAGTGGGTGTGTCGTAATTCAATAACAGAAGTTCTTTTCTATTATGTTCGTCTTCTCTATATTTCTTACCACTATGCATAGTGTAAGTCAAATCCCATATACGTTGTTCCCAACCTGTATATGCTTTTTGTAGAGTTTCATTAGAATTGTAGGTAATCATAATAAGATTCTTTGAGTTGTCAGTCACTTCGTGAAAATCTTTGTGGTCAAACGAATCGTGCATATCACCTTTATTACCATAGATAAATGATTTGATATCATAAGGTGGGTCTGCAAATACAAATGCCTCTGGGTTATCGTCAAACATTACACTATAGTCTTCATTGGTTATTTTCCAGTTCTTCATAAGGTGACCAAACTTAGGTAGTCTTGCAATCAATCTATGATTAAATAAATCTCTTACTGCGTCCTTACTAAACGAACCTGTAGTTTCTCCTAGACCAGAGAATGAACAACGGTTCATAATATAGAATTGCCACGCAATATCAAACTCATTCTTTGGATTCTTGAGTCCTTCACGCATAACGTGATAATAATCTAAGTGTGCTTGTAGTGGGTCAGACGCACTTGATAGTTCGTCTTTTACACTATGCAACTTATCTGCAAGATTCTGACCTTCCTGTTGAACGGTCAACCAAAAACAATATAGATTATAATATTTGTCATTGACCCATACAGGGACATTAGGAAACTTCTTAGAGAATGCGAATGCACACGAACCGCCACCAAGGAATGGTTCACGGTATTCTTGAATAGAATCAATAGGCATATTCTCGTCACTGAATAAGAATTCAACTGCACGAGATTTACCGCCTGGGTATCTAAGAGGTGTCTTTAAGTCTTTCATTGTTGTATATATTACACGACTAGACAACAAAAGTCAAGGTAAAAATAAATTAAAAAAACTATTGACAAAAGTTGTTCTTGTTGTTATAATAAGAGTATAATTTAGAAAGGAGAACAAATTATGTTTACAAGTTGGAATAACACAAACGAAATGGGAGAAATGACCCACTTAGATTTCTGTAAAGAGAATCACTTAACTGACCCTATTGATATTAGGTGTTCTGCAAAAGGTGTTTGTCTTGATTGTGCAGGAAACGGTAAGGATTGTGACGATATCAACGAAGTTGGTTGGGACGATGCAATAGATTGTATTGCGTGTTGTGACGAAGGTCAGATTCCTGTAATGGACGATACTTGGTGGAAACTTTCTAAGAGAGAGTTGACTGACGCAGAAGTTGACGCAATAATCAACGAAGTAAAAAACTCTAACTAATTTTGTTAGACCTATTGACATTTATTGTTCTTGTTGTTATAATAAGTGTATGTTAAATAAGAAAGGAGAAAATATGGATATTAGTTATTTAAGTGAAATGGACATTGTAAGGTTCAAACAAAGTGGTAGAACCTATGAAGGTGTGATTGAAAAAGTTGTTAATGCAAACGAGTTTGGAAACACACTTCCTTTTATTGAACTTAAGTTCTACGAAGTAGACGAGATAGGTAAAAGAGTTGGTTATAGAAGTAATGGACTTATCTACGCAAATTCATTCAAAGGTTTAGAAATGGAATGGTTCTTTGAAGGACAAGGTTGTGATAACTCTGCAATAGGTTGTAGTGGTTATTGGGAAAAAATTGCAGTATAGGGGTTGACAAATCCTGTTGTTGTTGTTATAATAAGAGTATGTTAAATAAGAAAGGAGAAAAAATGGAAACATTAAATTTAAATGACTATCTATGTCCAGACTATGAAAGTGGTCTTTATAAGGGTATCCCTATGAAGTATAGGAATCACCCAACAGTTCAGAGTCTAATGAAGACTAGAATGTTCACTGTAAGATACAGAGGAACAAGTAAGGTTGGTTATAATAGACCAAGAGACTTCATTCATAGAGATTATGCAGATACATTCGCAATCTATCCTTACAGTAATTATCCTGAGTATAGTGCGTTAAGAAAGAAATACTACGAGAAATATGGTCTTGACCTCTACAAGAAACTCGGAGAAAGAATTGAGAATGTTGCAAAAATGATTGTCGGTTAATGGAATATCTTCAAGAAACTACAGATTGGGAAAGTAATATTCCCAATCATATCTATATTCTGAATCAGAAGAAAGAACTGGTTGGATATATAAAGGAAGGGACTACCGAAGAGATTTGGTTTAAGAGTCCTATGAAACAATTCTCCAAATCTAGGAGAACATTTAGAAAGGTGAAAGTATGAAATATGAAGTAAATCTTACAGGTAAATCAAAGGACACTATTGTCTTTGATACCGCAAAGGAAGCAGTAAAGTATGTATTAAAAGCTTTACATTGTGTTGGATTCACGGTTGACGGAAGAACTTTTGAAGAGAAGTTTGAGGAAATCGTATGGATTGGAAAAGGGAGAGTTATAAATGCATAACTATAGTAGACTCATTGCAAATGCAATGAAAGCACAACAAAGGTGCAACTCTGATTGGGGTGAGAAGTATTGGGGACGAGTTATCTACCAACTCACCAAGAACGAAAGATTACAAAAAGAAAATAAGTATAAATCTAATTATTCTACACATTAACTCTTATAAATAGTATCATATACTATAAGAGGTTAATATGCCAGTAGATAGCACCGTTCAAATAACAGACGAAGAACTGACAAGTAATTTAAACTACTTACAACCTACAGGGTTTCGTGTAGTTATTGATAGAACAAAATATCCTAACTTAGAATACTTTGCACAAAGTGTTTCACACCCTGGCGCTCAATTAACTCCACTAGAATTACCTGTTCGTAGAATTACTTCTGTACCTCTTGCAGGTGATAAGATAACTTTTAGTGAAGTATCTTTTGATATTATTCTTGACGAAGAACTAACTTCGTATCGTGAAATGTTTGACTGGATGATTCGTATTACGAATGACGGTCAAGTATCCGCATTAGAAAGAGATACCAAGAAACCTACCTACGCAGATATTACTCTACACGTATTATCAAGTCATAACAATACAACTCAAAAGATTAGATACTTGGATTGTGTTCCGACTGCATTGGGTGATATCAATTTTCAATCAACCGCAGGTGATACCACTTATGTGACCTTCACTGCGTCCTTCAGATTCTCTCAGTTTCTTATCGTTTAATACCTTGACATTTTGATACTCTTTGTGTTATAATAAGACATTATAACTATGAAAGGAAAACTATATTATGAAAACACCTGAACAACGATATTCAGAAATATATAAAGAAATGCATGACCTATGTAAGGAACAAGGGTGGGGAGACCCATTCTCATATGCAGTATCACGTGAGATTGCAATTGCAAATG